GCTGGCGCTGCCCTATCTTTTCGAGTTCTGGGCATTGCCGCATCAGCTTCCCCCCGAGGGGGACTGGCGATCATGGGTGATCATGGGAGGGCGCGGCGCGGGGAAAACCCGCGCCGGTGCCGAATGGGTTCGGTCCAAGGTCGAGGGGGCGATGCCCCTCGACCCGGGGGCGTGCCGGCACGTGGCGCTCGTGGGGGAGACCATCGAGCAGGTGCGCGAGGTGATGATATTCGGCGACAGCGGGATATTGGCCTGCAGCCCGCCGGATCGCAGGCCGGTCTGGGAAGCCACCCGCAAGCGGCTCGTCTGGCCCAACGGCGCCGTTGCGAGCGTTCATTCGGCGCATGATCCCGAAGGGCTGCGGGGGCCGCAGTTCGATGCGGCATGGGTCGATGAGCTTGCCAAATGGCGCAAGGCGGAGGCGGCGTGGGACCAGTTGCAGTTCGCCCTGAGGCTGGGGGAATTGCCGCAGGTCTGTGTCACCACCACGCCCCGGGATGTCGGAGTTTTAAAACGGTTGCTGGATGCGCCTTCGACGGTGACGACCCACGCGCCAACGGAGGCCAATGCCGCCAACCTTGCGGAGTCCTTTCTGGAGGAGGTGCGCAGGCGATATCGCGGCACGCGACTGGCCCGACAGGAGTTGGACGGCGTGTTGTTGAGTGACGTGGAGGGAGCGTTGTGGACGGGTGCCGCACTCGACGCGCAAAGACTGTCAGACGCGCCGGATTTTGACCGGATCGTGGTGGGGCTGGACCCGGCCACGACTGGCAAGGCCGGATCGGACGAATGCGGCATCGTGGTGGTGGGCGCGCGTTTACAGGGCCCGCCGCAGGACTGGCGGGCCGTTGTATTGGCGGATTGCACCGTGACGGGGGCCACCCCCCACAGATGGGCCCGGGCGGCAATTTCGGCGATGGAGAGATTCGGGGCCGACCGGCTGATCGCCGAGGTCAATCAAGGCGGGCAGATGGTGGGTGAAGTCCTGCGGCAGGTGGACGAGTTCGTGCCCCTGCGCTCGGTCCATGCGACGCGGGGCAAGGTGGCGCGGGCGGAGCCGGTGGCTGCGCTTTACGAACAGGGGCGCGTGTCGCATCTGGGCAGGCTGGATGCGCTGGAGGACCAGATGTGCCGGATGACCCTGCGGGGGTATGAGGGGCCGGGCTCCCCCGACCGGGTGGACGCGCTGGTCTGGGCCTTGCACGAGTTGATGATTGCCCCCGCTGCCGCGTGGCGCGCGCCGGGTGTGCGAAGCCTGTAGGGCCGTCGATCTGACTCCGGTTACATCGAAGGATCAGATAGGCTCATTCCGCCATTTGCCGATCAACCTGTTGTTCTTCGTTGATCATGGCTTGTAACTGCCTTCGGAACCGCAGTTGGCCGCCATCGATAGGAAGGTCGATATGGGGGGATGCCTTGTTGGACATTCCCTTCTGGACCTCGTTCAGAACGGCGCGATCCTCTTCAAAGGCGTGCTGGACGTCGGCGGTCATCATCTCGGAGAGTTCTTTGTCGTCTGGTCGGATATTGCGAAGCTGGAACCAGTAATAGCGTGTCTGGCCCTCATCCGTCGGCGTCATGAAATTGTAGCTGTCCATGATGAACGTTTTTTCATGGAGCGGCCCGTCGGGGCCGCCGGTGCCTGCGGGGGTAAAGACGGCCCTGATCAACGCATGTGAGGGGTAGCGCACCTCGTAGTGCTGCAAACGATCACAGTTGCCCTCGAACTCGATGACCTTCTTGTAGAACGGCGCGGGCTCGTGATCCATCATCCAGCGATGTACGATGACGCCTTCATCGGTTTTCGTGATACGCAGCGGTGTGTCCTTGGTTGCGTCGGCCGCAAAGCTGCTTTGGTGAACCCATGCAACATGGGTGGGATCCAGCAGGTTGTCGCACATCAGGAGGTAGTTGCAGTCCAACTCCATCGCAGCGCCACAGTTGATGCCCCAGGCCGGGTCGTCATAGTTTTCAATCTCGAAGATGTCTGACGGATCAGCCAGCGCAGGGTTGCCCATCCATATCCAGACCAATCCGTATTTTTCGTGCAAGGGATAGGCATGGACCTTGGCAATGGAGGGAATGCGTCCCGTCCCGGGGGCCCAGACGCACTGGCCCGCGCAGTCAAACGTCAGGCCATGATAGCCGCATTCGACGGTATCGCCCTTGATGCGCCCTTTGCTGAGAGGCAATTTGCGATGAGGGCAGGCATCTTCCAGTCCGACCACATCACCTTTTTCGGAGCGGAATACGCAGATGTTTTCGGCAAGGACCGTGATCTGTTGCAATTCGCGGGTAACTTCATGGCTCCAGGCGGCAACGTACCACGCATTTTTCAAGAACATCTGAGGCCCCGCTTTATTGATTTCCCTTGTGAGCAGACTTTAGCTGTAACGCCACAATTATGTAAATCGGGCTGAAACCGCACACTTCTCAGGAATCGCCTGGGTAAACGCCACTGAGTGACCAACGCCATATCCCTGCGAAGGGCGGCCCGTTCTGGCCGCCCTTTTTCGCATTTTCATGGCCCTCCATGGGGTGCGGGGTAGGGTGTTGCGGGGTGGGCGTGCGCTGGTTCGTGCTGCTCTTAAACCTTTCCTGAGAGATTTCTTTCCGAGCCGCAGGGCAGGGGGCAGTTGCTCCGGGATGCGGTGGCTCACGGGATCAGGAGGGAGCGACGGATGGTGTTCGATTTTCTGCGGCGAAGGGGGGGTGCCGAGGTGGTGCCGGAGCGCAAAGCGTCCGCGACCGGCCCCGTGATCGCCTATCAGACGAGTGGCCGCGTGGCATGGAGCGCGCGGGATACCGCGAGCCTGACCCGCACGGGCTTCTGCGCCAACCCGGTCGCCTTTCGCTGCGTGAAGCTGATTGCCGAGGCCGCGGCGGCCCTGCCGCTGGTCATCGGCAACGAACAGCGCCGTTTCGACACGCATCCCATGGCCGATCTGCTGGCCCGGCCCAACGCCGCACAGGGGCGCGCGGAACTGCTGGAGGCGCTTTACGCGCAACTGCTGCTGTCGGGGAACGGATATCTCGAAGCGGTGGGGGGCGAAGCGGGCCTGCCGGTCGAGCTGCATGTGTTGCGCAGCGACCGGATGGCGGTGGTGCCCGGGGCCGATGGCTGGCCCGTCGCCTTCGAATATGCGGTGGGCGGGCGGAAGCATCGGTTCGATGCCACCGGGTTGCGCAGCGCCATCTGTCATCTGCGGAATTTTCATCCCCAGGATGATCACTACGGCTTCAGCCCGATGCAGGCCGCGGCCATGGCGCTGGATGTGCATAACGCCGCCACGCGCTGGTCCAAGGCGCTGCTGGACAATGCCGCACGCCCCAGCGGGGCCATCGTCTACCGCGGGGCCGAAGGGCAAGGCAAACTGTCGGACGATCAATACGACCGGCTCGTGAACGAGATGGAAAGCCATCATCAGGGTGCCCGCAACGCAGGCCGGCCGATGCTGCTGGAAGGCGGGCTGGACTGGAAGCCCATGGGGTTTTCCCCCTCGGACATGGAGTTCCAGAAAACCAAGGACGCGGCGGCGCGGGAGATCGCGCTGGCATTCGGGGTGCCGCCGATGCTGCTGGGCATTCAGGGGGACGCGACCTACGCAAATTATCAGGAGGCGCACCGGGCCTTTTACCGGCTGACGGTGCTGCCGCTGGCGACCCGTATCTGCGCGGCCCTTGGCCAATGGCTCGACGGGTTCGACGGGGCGGGCGCGGTAGGGGTCACCTTGCGCCCGGATCTGGACCTTGTGCCGGCCCTGTCGGCAGAGCGCGATGCGCAATGGGCCCGGGTGTCGGCGGCGGAGTTCCTGAGCGAGACGGAAAAGCGCCGCCTGCTCGGACTGCCGGTGGAGGCGATGGATGGGTGAGGAACCCCGCTATGAGCGGTTCGAATGTGCCCCGGGCCTGCGCCTTGAAGCGCATGAACGGGTGAGCGCCATTCACCAAGAGAACCTGTCGCGCCGGATCGCGCGGCTGGAGGAGGGGCTCGACCGGTTGGAACGCAGGTTGTGGCTGACCGTCTACGGGGTGGTGGCGGTGATACTGGCGCAGGCGGTTCAATCCGTTCTCGTCGTGGCGCCTTCGTGAGCGATGCAGTTGCAAGGAGACGATATGCAGAACTGGAACGAGAGCATGGGCGCGGCCCTGCCGCAGCTGGAACGCAAGTTCGCCCGTTTCGACAATGCCCGTACCGTCGCGGACGGGGTAGAGATCAGCGGTTACGCGAGCCTGTTCGGCAATCTCGATCAGGGTGGCGACAGCGTTGCGCCCGGGGCCTATGCCGCGTCGCTGAAGGCCCATGCGGAGGCCGGGCGCAGTGTGAAGATGCTCTGGCAGCACGATCCCGCACAGCCCATCGGCGTCTGGGACGAGGTGTGCGAGGACGCGCGGGGCCTTTGGGTGAAGGGCCGGTTGCTGAGCGACGTTGCCCGGGGTCGCGAAGCGGCGGCACTTGTCACGGCCGGCGCGCTCGACGGGTTGAGCATCGGATATCGCACGGTGCGGTCTGAACGGAACGAGAAGGGCCACCGGGTTCTGGCGCAGCTCGACCTTTGGGAAGTCTCACTCGTGACCTTTCCGATGCTGCCTGACGCTCGTGTCGGGGCCAAGGGTGACGCCCTGCCCGAGGATATCTGCAGCGGCATTGCAGGCGTTTTCCGCGAGGCGCGTGCAGCTCTGGGCCGGAAGGACGACGCCACATGAACGGAACGCAACAGGAGACACGCCGATGAGCGCAGAACAGACCGGGATTTCCCGAAGCCAACCCACCCCCGTGCGGGAGATGGAGGAAGCCGTGGCGGGCTTTCTTTCCGACATGAAGGGCTTTCGGGCCGAGATCGAGACCAGAGTGAAACGGAGCGAAGAACGTATGACAATGATGGATCAGAAGATGACGGCGCCTGCGCGGTCCCCCCTGAGCGGACGCGTGGATAGCGGCGCGCCGCACCAAAAGGCGTTCAACGCCTATCTGCGCAACGGGGACGACGACGGGCTGCGCGGGCTGGAACTGGAGGGCAAGTCGCTTTCGACTGCCGTGAATTCGGACGGCGGCTATCTTGTCGATCCGCAGACGGCGGAGCGGGTCCAGTCGGTGCTGAACGCCACCGCGTCGATCCGGGCCATCGCTTCGGTGGTGCGCGTCGAGGCGACATCCTATGACGTGCTGGTGGATCATACCGACGTGGGCGCCGGTTGGGCCACCGAAGCCGGCCCGGTGGCGGAGACCGATACGCCGCAGATCGACCGGATCACCATCCCGCTGCATGAACTCAGCGCCCTGCCCAAGGCATCGCAGCGTCTGCTCGATGACAGTGCCTTTGACATCGAGGGGTGGCTGTCGGGCCGGATCGCGGACAAGTTTGCCCGCGCGGAGGCGGCGGCCTTCCTGACCGGGGACGGCATCGACAAGCCGCGCGGCCTGCTGACCCATCCGACCGGGCATAACGAAGTCTGGACCTGGGGCGAGATCGGTTATGTGCCCAGCGGACAGGACGGAGCGTTGAGCCCGGATTCGATCGTCGAACTCATCTATGCGCTGGGGGCCCAGTACCGGGCCAATGCGACCTTCGTGATGAACTCCAAGACCGCCGGGGTGGTGCGCAAGCTGAAGGACGGCGACGGGCGGTTCATGTGGACCGATGGCCTTGCCGCCGCCGAACCCGCGCGCCTGATGGGGTATCCCATACTGATTGCCGAGGACATGCCCGATGTCGCAACGGATTCGATGGCCGTGGCATTCGGGGATTTCGCCGCTGGCTATACCGTTGCCGAGCGCCCGGACCTGCGCATTCTGCGCGATCCGTTCAGCGCCAAGCCGCATGTGCTGTTCTACGCCACCAAGCGCGTCGGCGGCGACGTGAGCGATTTCGCCGCCATCAAGTTGCTGAAATTCGGCCTCGTCTGAGCGCGGTCGAATTCGGAAGCGGCCCTGCCGCTTCCGGTCCGGGCGTGCATCGCTCTGGTCATGCCCTGTCTAGCTGCTCCCTCCGACCGAGCAGGGCTGGCCGATGTGCGCCCGGCTTTTGCGAAAGCCACAGATTTGGAGACGTTCCATGATGTTGATCGACGAAACCCCGGTGCCGGACACCGCCCTGCCGACGGCGGCTTTTGCCGCGCATCTTCGGCTGGGCACAGGTTTCGGGCCGGAGGACCTGCAGGCGGAAGTACTGACCGAGTTCCTGCGGGCTGCCATCTGCGCGGTCGAGGGGCGGACCGGCAAGGTTCTGCTGGCGCGCCGGTTTACGTGGTCAGCTGCGTATTGGGCGGACCGGGCAGCGCAGGCATTGCCCGTGGCCCCGGTGCGGGAGGTGCTGTCGCTGGTGCTGGTCGGGCAGGATGGGGCACAGACCCTGGTGGCGCCGGAGGCCTATTGGCTGGAACAGGATCGCCAGCGCCCGCGTCTGCGCAGCACCGGCCCCGGCCTGCCGCGCATCCCCGCGGGGGGTGCGGCACGGATCGAGCTGGAAGCCGGGTTCGGCGCAGCGTGGGACGAGGTGCCGCCCGATCTGCGGCAGGCGGTGATGCTGCTGGCGGCGCATTACTATGAATACCGGAACGATACCGGGTTGAGCGGGGGCTGCATGCCTTTTGGTGTGAGCAGCCTGATCGAACGCTACCGGTCGTTCCGGCTGGGGATGGGGGCGGTACGATGATCCCGCCCGTTCTGTCACGCCCGCTGACGCTGGAGACGCCGGAGCGCACGGCTGACGGCGCGGGGGGCTACACACAGGTCTGGACGACGCTGGGCGTTCTCTGGGCGGAGGTTACCGCCCGGTCGGGCCGCACGGCGGAAAAGGGCGGGGCCGCTGTAAGCAGGCAGTCCTACCGGATCGTGGTGCGGGCCCGCCCGATCGGTGCGCCGGATCGGCCCACACCGGTTCAGCGGTTCCGGCAGGGCAGCCGGGTGTTCCGTATCCTTTCGGTCCATGAGCGCAGTCCGGATGGGCGCTATCTGACCTGCATCACCACGGAAGAGGTGAGCGCATGAGCTATGCCGTTTCCAGTGCCCTGCAGGAGGCGATCTTCGACCTGCTGCGCAACGATGCGGGGCTGGCCGCTTTCGCGGGGGAGGCGATCTTCGACCAGGCGCCCGCCGGGCCACTGCCCGACCTATACGTCACGCTCGGGGAAGAGAACGTGCGCGATGCGTCTGACCGGAGCGGGACCGGCAGCCGGCACCTGCTGACGGTCGAGGTAACGACAGACAGCGCCGGTTTTCGTCGGGCCAAGCAGGCGGCGGGCGCGGTCTGCGACGCGCTGCAGGATGCCCGGCCGAGTTTGACACGCGGCAGGCTCGTGACCCTGCGCTTTGACCGGGCCACGGCGCGGCGGCGGGACAGGGGCGAGACGCGTCAGATCGTTCTGCGGTTTCACGCGCGGGTCGCAGACGACTGAACCAAGGGCACCGGGGTGCCGCAAACATTAGCTGCAGGAGAATGACGATGGCCGTGCAAGCAGGCAAGGACCTTCTGGTCAAGGTAGACATGACGAGTGACGGGCAGTTCGTGACGATTGCGGGGCTACGGGCCACGCGGGTCAGTTTCAATGCGGAGACCGTCGATGTCACTTCGCTGGACAGCGAAGGCGGCTGGCGCGAATTGCTGGCGGGGGGCGGCGTCCGCTCGGCGGCGATCAGCGGATCGGGTGTGTTTCGCGATGCCGATACCGATGAGCGCGCGCGTCAGCTTTTCTTTGACGGGCTGACGCCGGATTTCCAGATCATCATCCCGGATTTCGGGCTCATCGAGGGACCGTTTCAGGTTTCGGCCATCGAATATGCCGGAAACCATAATGGCGAAGCGACGTTCGAGCTGGCGCTTCAGTCGGCGGGGCCGCTGGTATTCACGCCTCACACGGGGGTCTGAGGATGGCCAACCCGTGGCGCGGAGAGGTCGAAGTGGTGCTGGACGGCAGGCCCTACAGGGCGCGGCTGACCCTTGGGGCGCTGGCGGAACTGGAGCAGGCGCTGGGCGAGCCATCACTGGTGGCTTTGGTCGAACGGTTCGAGACGCGGCGCTTTTCGGGCGGCGATGTGCTGGCGCTATTGCAGGCGGCACTTGCGGCGGGGGGCAACCCGGTGGAGGCCGACGCGCTGCACCGGGCCGAGTTCGACGGCGGGCCAATGGCGGCGGCCCGTGCGGCCGCCGAACTGCTCGCCCGCGCCTTCACGGTGCCTGAATGACCAGCGCGCCCGCGTTCGACTGGGGCGCGCTGATGCGCACGGCCTTCGGACGGTTGGGGCTGGAGCCGGACCGGTTCTGGAAGCTGACGCCGGCAGAGTTGCGGATGCTGCTGGGCGAGGGGGCCGGTCTGCCCGCGATGACGCGGGACGGGCTGACCGCGCTGATGGCCGCGTTCCCGGATGACAAGGAGGAGGGCTGAATGGCCGATTTCGACGAGACACAGGATCTGGAGAGCGACGCGGAGGCGCTGAACCGTACCTTGGCGCAGACGGGAACGCTGGTCGCGGGGTTCGACAGCGAGCTGCGGCGCATGCAGACGTCGCTTGCCGCGACGGGCAAGGATGTGGCGACCCTGGAGAAAGGGTTGAGCCGGGGGCTGCGGCGCGCCTTCGAAGGGATGACCTTGGACGGCGTCAAACTCTCGGATGCGTTGCGGGGCGTGGGGGAAAGCCTGTCGCGCACCGCCTACCGCGCGGCGATCCGGCCTGTGGCGGATCATGTGGGCGGGCTGGTCAGTCAGGGCGTGGGCGCGGCGGTGGA